TTACTTGGTCGGCTCGTCTGGTAATACTTCCATAATCTCTGAGATGTCGCAATCGAGTGTCTTGCATATTTTCACAAGCACATCCGTAGTGACATTTTGTCCTTTCCCAAGTTTGGCGATCGTATTTGAACTGAGGCCGCACTTTTTCCTGAACGTTTCCTTTGTCATTTGTTTACTCAATAAAATGTGCCATAGTTTCTCATAGCTCACACGCATTTTTTATCTCCTTGCTATTTGTTTAGAACTAAAAAAACTAAATGTCTTCCGTGTTATAAATGTCATTCAAGAATCCGTATCTACCGACATTACGATTTCTTGAAAACTCAACCACATGGATGCCTTTTTCTTCATTTTCTTGGGGAATAAAAGGCACACGCTTTTTTTGCTCTATGATTATTACCTGTCGCTCAAGGGCGTGATCAATCAAATATTTAATAAAATTGTGTTTGATTGTATCCCTTTGTTCAATATGTTCTGCCTCCGACAATTGGGTGAGAGGAGAGTCGGCAGCAAAAAATCCGGGTGATTTACATTCGCGCTCAATAAGATAAGAACCCATTGCGAATGCGGTAATTGTGTTCAAGAGTCCACAGAATCAGCCACCCATTGAAACAGCTTTTTTAAGCCCACCAATCTCGATATCAAAGTTTGTCATATTGAGCCGCGCAGTTGTTGCACCGCCTATTTTGGATGCACTTAAGACTTGGATTAATTTTTTTTCAAAACCGTGGACTAATTCATAATCATAATAACCCATAATATTATACTTTGGGTTATCCGGCGTTTCCTCGGTTTCCTTCTCAAAAAGCTCGCTTCGATATTGAGTTTCGCTTTGGCGTACGGATTCAAGTTCACCAGTAATTCTCATAAGCAGGAGGTTATTTTCAAGTTGTTCCTTGAATACGGCCAATTTGGGATTGAGTTGATCGGATATCAAAGAATCAACCTGTTCTTTCTCCCGTTCAAGGTTCTCGATAGTGCTTTGTATCACTTGCTGCTGCCTATCAATGGCGGCTTTGGCTTCTTCAAGCTCTGATAGGTGTCCCTTGATTTTGGCAAGCTCCGCTGAAGATGCCTCAATGTACTGCTGACTAGGCGATGCAGTGATCTCACTATCGCAGAATGGGCAAAGTTTTTTTGTGGTTATAGTCGACTGGCTGATTTTTCCGTCAACAATAAAACCGAGGCGCCTGATATCTGACTGATACTGTTGCCGGAGAACCGTAAAGTTATGAATAACAGTATTGCATTCGGACAACTTCCCGTTTTGTTCATATATTTTAGACATAAGCTTTTGACTTTCGCTTGCCGCTTCGTTGAGTTCTTTTTGTATAGCATTGATTTCTTCATGAATCTGGTTTACAGCCTCACAGACATTTGCACTACCAATATCGGAAAGAGTCCCTTCCAGTTCTTCACGTCGCTTGGAAAACCGTTCCGCTTTATCACGGATGTATTCTGTCAATGCCTTTCTTTTCGCTTTGCTTATTTCCGGGTCTTCGGGCTTTTCGAAATTATCCGCATCCTGACCGGTCAAAAGGTAAAGCAATACGGCAGGCGATGCAGTTTTACCTATCCTCCCGGGGCTTTAAGTGCAGATGTTTCTCTTGCAATGTCCGCTTGCCGAATGAAAAACAAATGCAGCATACTTCTCCACGTTAACGCCTGTGTAGCTCCGCTTTCGCTAGAAAGAACCTTATGAGGCTTATCTATTCCAAGCAGCTGCAAAAAAACGGTGTTTATGCTTTTCTTGGCGCTGTTACTTACACTGTAGGAATCATGCTCAATAGTAGGATCCGTACCACTGACAGAAATCTTGGTATCACCAATCTTACGTTCGAGGACGACAGATCCTGCGTTGCTTCTTAAATGCATAGATATTTTTTCGTAGCCATTACTGTTGTCTACTATTTTTGATGGCTTGTCAGATTTCGGAGTAAATCCAAAGGCATAGTCGATGCAATCCATGATAAGGCTTTTCCCGGTATTGGATGGGCCGACAACGAGGTTAAACCCCGGCACAAATTCAATTACAGAGTTTTCATGGCCTCCTCCGGAAACGACCAGTTTTTCAATATAGAACCTATTCATCATAGACCTCCTGCAACGAACGGAGTGTGTAGCGATTGATATCATTTAGCAGAGCTTTTCCACTTGATAAGTCATATTTGTTACTGACCATTCTTATTGCAATCCTATACTCCTCAGCATACGAGTAGGTGAGCTCCCTGCACACTTTTCTCCCAGATTCGCTAATTTTATATGTAAACCCATTTTGGTTCGGGTAAAAAGAAACCGTACCATCAAGAACGAGGATTTTCAATGCATCCTTCGCTAAGTTCTTTCGTGCGGGATATTCGCTATAGCGATAATTACCATACCCATGAAGATTTTCATCAAGTAGTTTAAAGTCTGCAGCGTATACGGCTATAAAATCTATGGCACAGATTCGTTGCTCGTCTAATTCAAAATTTGTCAACTCGTCCAGCATAAGAAGAATGCGCAGAGACATCTCATAAGGTGAGCCGATTACTGTTGTATTTATCATCTCTTCTTTTTCACCCACCTTAGCTTTCCGTCATTAACCAAATGATGGCATACGTCTTTTTTAATTTTACCGCTTATCCAATAGGGCGATTCACTTAACAAATAATCCTTCAATGGGGCATTTACAGCCTGCTCCATGACGGCGAGCATTCTCTGGTATCCGTCTGGATGTGTACGCCTTTCAGTATCTTTCACACCGTCGTAAGTTTCGCCTTTTAACACGTCAAACTGATTTGACAATCCGCCTCGCCCAAGCTCCATCACCCCACGACGTATTGTAGCTGCAGCGTAGAAATCAATTCGTCTATCTAAGAGATCTTCTTCGTAATCAGGGTAACTAGTCAGGTCTTTTTTTGCAAATGGACTCACGTTTTCAGCATCACCGTAAGCATTATACATTTCATTAATATAGCCCTGTTCTTCATTAGTCGCTTCCAGCGGTACCGACACTTCAGTCGGTCGAGGAAGTGACTTTATTTTTTCTTGGATTTCCTCGACCAGTTTGAAGTCATATTCAGAACTTCCAGGGTCATTCTCTGACGTGGCTGTACCAGTAATGGTTTCCAGCAATATACTCTCCAGTAATGTTGAACAGGCATCAGCAACACGGTATTTGTCGTGATCTATTTCACATTTCGTAAGCCATGCAGAAACTGCGTCGAAAGAATCCGAGTTGTCCATCTGATCGCTTAGCCATTCGGAATACTTGTCCATATCACGGTGGTCGTAAATGTACTGGGCATCTTTAGCCTGAATATCCCTACCACCTTTTATATAGCGATATCGAGTGTCCGGTTTTCGTTTTAGAACCGCACAAGCATCCATTGCAGCATCCTGTATGAAATTCCCGATTATCTCCGTGAAGAAAATCGGTTCACTTGCTCCTCCGGAAATATACGGGAGTAGACCTTGGGCATAGTCGGAGAATTTCAAATTGATGTCACCTCCTGCAATAAATAAGACAATATTTTTCCCTGTCCGGGAGCGTCCGAAAGCGTCCGCCCAGTCCGCTTTTCAAAAGCCTTGTTTTGATAAAATTTGATTGACCCAATGAGAAGGGCATTCAAGCAAAAGTGCCAAGAATCACATTTGGTAATTATATCAAAAATCTTGGCGAAAAGCAAGATTTTCTGTAGATAAAGGGGGTGGGGGAAATGGCTAAAAATTCTAAGCAGACTTCCAAGGTGGTGGCTTCCAAGGCAAGCAAAATTCTCAATGATAATCGATACAGCAGTAACTCGAAGTCGGTTGCAGGCAGCGCTTTAAGTCAAACCAGATCTGGCAGGAAGAAGTAATCTGCCGAAGCACGGGACAGGCAGTGACGGATAACAATCAGCCTGCCTGTTCTCCCCTTAAGGGGAATTGATAAACAACGTTCATGCTCACTAAATAAATCTCAATGTCCGAATAGCGCTATAAGGACGGCGGGATGCATAAGAGTTCAGAGCACAGCGATAAAAGCTGTGTCGAGAATGAAGATGCACCCACCGTGATTTCGTGCGCCCATTTTTGGACAAGCGGAGTCTGTGGCCATCTTCTCCACAGGCTCTTTTTGTATTCCGCCGCCCTTTGCCCGGACGGAAAGGAATACAAAATGAAAATCAGGGTGCTGTATGAAGACAACATCAAGAACGGTCATCCGTTCTACACAACCATTGAAATCCCGGACGGCGATTACAGCGTAATGCTGGACACCGACTATGAACAGCGGCTTACGGAGGCAAAGCCGGAAAAGCGCGGTGAAGTCAAACGCTGTGAGACCGTCCAGGAGGTGTTCGACCTTATGAACAAGCGTGAGTATAACAACTGGCGCCAGCACAACAGGCATTGGGATGCCAGTGCTGTTCCGAACCGCATTGATGGCAAGCGCAGTAAAGCAATCCGCAAGGAGGAACAGCTTGAGCCCGGCAATGAAGTCTCAAAGATTCCAAACTATGTCGACGCATTCCCGGACTTCGCCGATGAGGAGCATCGTGATTATCAGTATGATTACGAAAACTGCTGCAGCCGCATCCGCAGCGCGATGAAGCCGGACTATGCCGAGATGATAATCGCAATCCATCTTGATGGCATGAAGCCGGGGGAATACGCAGAGTCTATCGGCGAAAAGCCGAACACGCTGAATCACCGTCTGCAGCGCGCAGAAAAGAAATTTAAAGAACTTTTTCCGAAAACGTCCTTTTCGCTCCTCTCCCGTGGCTACAAGGCAGAGGGACAACCCTCAAATCAAAATTGAGGAGGTAATTCGTTATGGAATTACAGGTTTTCAGAAATGCCGAGTTCGGCTCGGTGCGTACAACGGTTATCGAAGGCGAGCCGTATGTTGTCGGTAAGGATGTGGCGGAGGCGCTTGGATATACCAATACCCGCGATGCCCTCGCCAAGCATGTGGATGAGGAAGACAAGGGGGTAGCAAAATGCGACACCCTTGGCGGAAGTCAGGATTTCATCGTTATCAATGAATCCGGCTTATACAGCCTCATCCTATCCAGCAAGCTCCCGTCCGCGAAAAAGTTCAAACGCTGGGTGACGAGCGAGGTGCTGCCGGCCATCCGCAGACATGGCATCTACGCTGCCGATGAGCTTCTTGCCAATCCCGACCTTGCCATTGCCGCCTTCACGGCTTTGAAAGAGGAACGGCAAAAGGTCAGGGTGCTTTCGGAACAGGTAGCCGTGCAACAGCAGCAGATAACTGAAATGAGACCCAAGGCGTCATATTACGATGTCGTTCTTAATTGCAAAGACCTTGTCGCGATTTCGGTTATCGCCAAGGATTACGGATGGAGCGCCAACAGGCTCAACAGCTATCTGAACGAAAAGGGGGTTCAGTATAAGCAGGGCAAGATTTGGCTTCTGTATCAGAAATACGCCGAAAAGGGATACACCAGCACCAAGACCTTCAGTTCTCCCGGCGGCGACGGAGAGATACACAGCCACGTTCATACCTATTGGACTCAGGGCGGGCGGCTGTTTATCTATCACACGCTGAAGGCGGACGGCATCCTCCCTTTAATCGAACAGGAGGTGTGACTGATGGAACGGAATGAACGCTTCAACGCCTCCGGCTGTTATGACCCCGTTTCCTTCGAAGTCATGAGCAAAATCGAGCGTGAGGAGCGCAAGGCGGTTAAATCCGCCTTCCTCCCGCTCGTGTATATCTGCTGCCCCTACAGAAATGATCCCGTCGGCAACAGCGAAAAGGCGCGCAAGTTCTGCCGCTTCGCCGTAGACCGGGGATATATACCGCTCTGCACCATACTGCATTTCCCTCAATTCATGTCGGACACAGATCCGGAGGAACGTGAACTCGCCCTCTTTATGGACATCGTGCTCATGGGAAAATGCCAGGAAGTCTGGGTGCTCGGCGACACCATCACCGAAGGCATGAGCCGCGAACTGCATAAGGCAGAGCGGCGCAGGCAGCCTGTCCGCTATTTCAATAATGACTTTGAGGAGGCGGAACGTCATGCGTGAACTGCCCATCGCGTACGGTGGCAGCTGCTTCGCAAAGAAATGGTCGAATAAAAAAATCACCTTTGACGACCTCTGCGAAAGGCTGAAAACGACCATCCGCACCCCGGAGACTGCTGAGGAATATCCAAAGCTGCCTAAAGCGGAGCGGGACAGGGTCAAAGACAAGGGCGGCTTTGTCGGCGGCACTTTAAGGGACGGCAGGCGCAAGCGTGAAACGGTGGTCTGCCGCTCTATGCTTTCCCTTGACGGTGACCACGCCGACAAGGATTTCATCGACCGATATGAAATGTTCGGCAAATACGAATCCTGCCTTTACACCACCCACGGTCATGTGCCGGACGCGCCGAGGGTAAGGCTGCTCGTTCCGATGACGAGGGATGTCACTCCGGACGAGTATTCTGCCGTAGCACGGTACTTTACCGAAGAATGGGGCATCGACCAGTTTGACGAGTGTTCCTACCGTCCGCATCAGCTAATGTACTGGCCGACTACGCCTTCAAACGGCGAATATATCTTCAAACGTTTCAGCGGCAAATGGCTTGATCCTGATGAGGTGCTGTCGGTTCACGCCGATTGGCGGGACTGCTCTCAGCTGCCCACCTCATCCCGCGAAAGTTCGGTCACAAACAGAAGCGAAAAGCGTCAGCAGAACCCTCTTGAAAAAGGCGGTGTGGTCGGCGCCTTTTGCCGTGCATACACCATCCAGGCGGCTATTGATAAATTCCTGTCCACTGTATATGAGCCATCCGCTGTTCCAGGACGCTATGACTATGTCCCCGCCGATAGTTCCGCCGGTGTAGTCGTCTATGATGATAAATTCGCATATTCCCACCATGCCACCGATCCTGCCTCTGAAAAGGAGCTGAACGCATTCGACCTCGTCCGCATCCACAAATTCGGCGACGATGATGAAAAGAAGTCATTTAAGGAAATGTCGGAGTTTGCCGTCCGGGACGATAAGGTCAAACGGCTCCTTGTACTGGAAAAAACCGAGCAGGCGTCAGCCGAGTTTGACGATGAGGACTGGCAGAACGCCCTGGAACTGGACAAGGGCGGCAATATCAAGGACACGCTCGACAACCTTGTCCTCATAATCCGCCATGACTATGAACTGCGGAATATCGCCTTCAACTGCCATCGTGACGGCATCGACGCAAAGGACGGCCTTCCGTGGGAGCAGATCAAGCCCGGCTGGAACGACTCGGACATAGCGGCCCTGAAGGTCTACCTTTCCAATAAATACGGATTGTACTCCCCTACAAAAACAAAAGACGCCATTCTTGCGGTCGCAGCCGAGAGAGCCTATCACCCCATCAAGGCATATCTCGAGTCTCTGCCCAAATGGGACGGCATTCCGCGAGTTGATACGCTGTATATCGACTATTTCGGCGCGGACGACACCTCATATACCAGGGCGGTCAGCCGGAAATCCATGACGGCGGCTGTGGCGCGCATATACAGACCCGGTACGAAGTTCGACTCCGTTCCCATCCTGAACGGTCCCCAGGGCATCGGAAAAAGCACTTTTTATGCCAAACTCGCTGGGGACTGGTTCTCTGACAGTCTTACGCTTACAGATATGAAGGATAAAGCCGGCCCTGAAAAACTGCAGGGATACTGGATTCTTGAACTCGGCGAACTTGCCGGTATGCGGAAAGCCGACCTGGAAACCGTGAAATCCTTTATCTCCCGTGTGGACGACAAGTACCGCGCCTCCTACGGCGTGACGGTGGAAAACCATCCCCGTCAGTGCATCATCGTCGGCTCCACCAACGCCGAGAGCGGTTTTCTCCGGGATATTACGGGTAACCGCCGTTTCTGGCCCGTCCGTATCAGCGGAGAAAGCAAAAAGAAATCGTGGCAGCTAACAAAAGCTGAGGTTGAGCAGATATGGGCGGAAACCCTTGTTATCTACCGCAAAGGCGAAAAGCTGTATCTCGACGGTGAGGACGCACAGATTGCCATCACTGAACAAGCCAACGCTATGGAGTCAGATGAACGTGAAGGTCTGGTGCGGACTTACCTTGATACCTTGCTGCCCGAGACCTGGGACACCATGTCCCTTTATGAGCGCCGAAACTTCCTGAACGGTTCGGAGTTCGGCGGCGACCAGCATGTCGGCACGGTGCTGCGGGAGTACACCTGCAACATGGAGATATGGTGCGAGTGCTTCGGCAAGGAAGGTCCCTCCATGCAGCCCAAGGATACCTATGCAATTGCGGCAATCATGCGGAAGATCGAAGGCTGGGACAAAACAGACCGCAAAAACTACCCGATCTACGGACGACAGCGCGGATATAAGCGAGGCTTGTCCGGGTGATTGTCCCCACCCAAGGCAGACAAGCGGCAGGCTGTCCTCAAAGCTGTCCTGCCGCTCGTCCCTGTAAGAACCCTTGCAGTCAAGGGAAAAGCGACTGTACAGGACAAGCGGACAACCTTAAACCTATGAGCATAGAAAAAGAAAAAAGAGAGTGCTTTGGGTGCGTAAGCGTATATATGCGCGTATAGGAATTTTCGACTGTTGTCCGTCACTTGTCCGGATTGGAGCGAATATGCGAGAAAAATATGTTGAACAGGCTCTGGTGAAAGCCGTGAGAAAAATGGGAGGTCTGGCGCTGAAGTTCGTCAGTCCGGGTTTAGATGGAGTGCCCGACCGAATACTGCTTTTCCCCGGCGGCAAAATCGCCTTCGCTGAAACCAAATCCGATGGAATGAAACCCAGGCCTCTGCAGGTAAGGCGAAAAAGGCAGCTTGAGGAGCTTGGCTTTTTTGTTTACTGCATTGACCGCACAGAGCAGATCGGAGGGATTATCGATGAAATACACTCCACATGAATATCAGACCTACGCGACTGATTTTATTCTTAAGCATCCGGTGTCGGCAGTCCTGCTTGAAATGGGTCTGGGCAAGAGTGTAATAACGCTGACCGCCATCTTCGACCTCTGCCTGGACAGTTTCCTTATTCGGAAAGTCCTTGTCATCGCACCTCTGAGGGTGGCAAAAGATACATGGCCTGCAGAAATCAAAAAGTGGGATCATCTGAACGGACTGACATATGCCGTGGCTGTCGGCACGGAGCAGGAACGGCTTTCCGCTCTGAACAAAAAGACCGATATTCATATCATCAACCGTGAAAATGTGGACTGGCTCGTCAATAAAAGCGGTATCTCTTTCGACTACGATATGGTGATTGTCGATGAGCTGTCCTCTTTCAAATCCTATCAGGCGAAGCGGTTCAAAAGCCTCCTGAAAGTCAGACCCTTTGTGAAAAGAATTGTAGGTCTGACCGGAACACCCTCGTCCAACGGGCTTATGGACCTGTGGGCTGAGTTTCGAATTCTTGACCTTGGCAAAAGACTCGGCAGATATATAACCCATTACCGCAGCCGCTATTTCGCCCCGGATAAGCGCAACGGACAGGTCGTATTCTCATATAAGCCGCTCGATGGTGCTGAACAGAAAATTTATGATGCCATATCCGATATAACCATCTCCATGCGGTCGGCGGATTACCTCAAACTACCGGAATGCGTTATAAACGAAGTCCCTGCGTACCTTACCGAAAAAGAACGGTCTGTGTACGACACTTTCCGCGAGGATATGGTGGTCAAGCTGAAAAACGTGGAGATCGATGCTCTGAACGCCGCCGTCCTTTCCGGCAAACTCCTACAGATGGCAAACGGTGCTGTCTACGGCGAGGATAAACAGGTCCAATATCTTCATGACCGCAAACTGGATGCCCTGGAGGATTTGATCGAGGGCGCAAACGGAAAACCCGTTCTCATCGCCTACTGGTATCAGCACGACCTTGACCGAATCAAGGAAAGGCTGCGCAAACTTAATATCCACTTTTTGGAGATGAAAGCATCCGGCACTATTGAAAGGTGGAACAGTGGCAAGATTCCCGTGGCACTTATCCATCCGGCGTCTGCCGGACACGGGCTTAATCTCCAAGCCGGAGGATCGACACTGATATGGTTCGGACTGACGTGGTCACTGGAGCTGTATCAGCAGACAAACGCCCGGCTTTGGCGGCAGGGACAGCAAAACACGGTTGTGCTTCACCACATTATCGCCAAAGGCACGATTGATGAGGACGTTATGAAGGCTCTGAAACGCAAGGAGAAAACGCAGTCGTCTCTGATAGACGCCGTCAAGGCGAATCTGGAGGTGTGGCGTTGAGTGAACCTTATGAGAATCTTGCCGCCGCTATAATCCTGAAAGCCGTCAAGGATTACAGGGACGCATTAAAAAAGCACGGAAAACGGCCGAAATACCAGCCCGCCATTGAAACGATAGCCGAGGTGGAGAGGTTCTTCCGCTCCGAGTGGTATAGAGAACTTACCTCTGTTGACGGTGATATGTTGATCAGAAAACTGAAATCGGAGGTGGAAAGAGAATGAAACCAAAAGAATATCTTCACCAAGCTTACAGGCTCGACCACAGAATCAACTCAGACATCGAGGAAATGGAGCGCCTTCGTGAGATGGCCTACAGCGTTTCCGCTCCCAACTGGGGTGAAAAGGTCAGTGCGTCAAGAAACACCGACCCGCCTTTCGTCCGTTGCATTGAACGCATTATGGCGCTTGATGAGAAGATCAACGCGGAAATAGATAAGTTCGTTGCGCTGAAGGAACAGATCAGAGGCGTCATCGATAAAGTGACTGACACCGACGAGCGTATGGTTCTTCGATATCGGTATGTACACAATTACACCTGGGAACAGATCGGCGATGAACTGAACGCCGACAAAAGCACCGTCCGCCGCTGGCATGGAAACGCTTTACTTCATGTGGTGATGCCTGATGACCCCATCATTATCTGCAAGTCGCAACGAAATGAGCAGCTTTGAGCAGAGATAAGCACCTGCCATTCGGGTTATAGTATAATCAGCAAAAAATACAATGCGAGAGCCTTCGGAGGTACATCCTTCCGGGGGCTTTTCTCATGCAAGGAAACGGAGGTGAAACGAGTGCCAAAAAAACCAAAAAGGCCCTGCCGGATGAACGGCTGCCCAAACTTTGCCGGGGACGGTGAGATTTACTGCCCGGAACATAAAACGGAAGCCGAACATTTCTACAACCGATATCAGCGGCCCACCGACAAGAATGTTTACGGGCGCGCCTGGAAACGGATCAGGGACAGAAAAATCCGTGAGTCTCCCATGTGCGAGGAGTGCTTGAAGCATGGCTTCTACCATCCGGCGGAGGAAGTCCACCATCGTGTCCCGCTCTCGGAGGGCGGCACGCATGAGCGTTCAAACCTCGTGTCCCTCTGCCGCTCCTGCCACATGAAGGCGCACGGTGAACTTGGAACACGAAAGCCGCACAGCTATGACGACTAACGCACCCGGTGGGGTGTTCGAATCTCTGCAACTTTTGATCCGGGGCAACGGCCTGGGGTCACGTGTGAACAAAATGCGAAATCAAAAGGGTGATAAAGGAAGGTGGTGAGAAAAATACCGACAAAATCGAATAACACCGGCGGTCAGGGCGGAAAAAGACCCGGTGCCGGACGAAAGAAAAAAGCTGTGACCGAAAAAGCGTTAAGCGGCAATCCAGGCGGCAGGAAGCTTACTGTTCTGGACATTCCCGATGTTGAGGGCACGGCAATGCCAAAACCGAAAGACATCCTCTCGGCAAAACAGCGCGACGGCACGGAGCTCCGCGCGAAGTCGGTATACGAAGAAACATGGCAGTGGCTCAACAATATCGGCTGCGCCGCCTATGTGTCTCCCCAGACGATAGAGCGGTATGCCATGTGCGTGGCGCGATGGATTCAGTGCGAGGAGATGACCAATGAGCTCGGTTTCCTCTCAAAGCATCCGACGACCGGAAAACCCATCACTTCTCCGTTTATAAACATCGGCATCAACTATATGAACCAGGCAGCCCGTCAGTGGGATGCCATTATGCAAATCGTCAAGGAGAACTGTACCGTGGATTTCAGCGGCGCAAACCCTAATGATGATTTGGAACGACTGCTTCATCAGAGAAAGGGATTTTGATATGACATCATATAAAACCTGCGAAAGCGTATGCATAGGTCACCCGGACAAACTGTGCGACCTTATAGCCGACAGCATTCTGGATGAGTGCCTGCGGCTCGATAAATCCTCCCGCGTAGCCTGCGAGGTCATGGCGACAGGACATAAAATCATAGTATCTGGCGAGATCACCTGCTCAAAGCGCGTGGATATCCGGTTTATTACAAGGCAGGTGCTGAGGAAAGCCGGATACAATCCGCTCAAGTATCTCATTTATGTAAATGTACATAAGCAATCGGAGGACATAGACGGCGGCGTGTCCAGAGCCCTTGAATCAAGAAACGGCGATACCTCCTGGTATTCCACCATCGGCGCCGGCGATCAGGGTACGGTTTACGGATATGCCACCAACGAAACAAAGAGCCTGATTCCTCTGCCCCTGGAACTTGCCCATCAGATTTGCAAACGGCTTGACAAGGTTCGCTCGGAAGGTACTGTCAAGGGCATTTTCTCAGATGGCAAAGCACAGGTGACCATTCAGTATGAGGATGGAAAGCCCGTGCGTGTGAAAACCATTGTTGTTTCCATTCAGCATTCCAAAGATAAAGACCTCGACACACTCCGCAGCGANNAATCCCTCCGGCAGATTTGTAAAGGGCGGTCCTTCGGCCGACACAGGTCTGACCGGAAGAAAAATCATCGTGGACACCTACGGCGGCGAGGGAGCGCACGGCGGAGGAGCTTTCTCCGGCAAAGACCCAACAAAGGTTGACCGCTCGGCTGCATATATGGCGAGATGCGTCGCTGTGTCGGTTGTGCAAAACAGTCTGGCGGATAAATGCCAGGTGGCTGTGTCCTATGCCATCGGCAAGGCTGACCCCGTCGCCGTTCAGGTCGACACTTTCGGTACTGGCAAATATTCCGATACGGCAATCAGAAACGCTGTCATTGATACATTCAGCTTCCGTCCTGCGGCCATCATCGAATTCCTCAAGCTGAAGGACACGGATTATTCCGCAACCTCAACCTACGGTCACTTCGGAGGCTGCGAGAGATGGGAGTGGAATCACTGTTGGCAGGAACTCCGGGAGGCGGTAAAAAAACATGAGCAAGACAACGACTGAGATGCAGCTCGTGCCCATCGCCAAGCTGGTGCCTTATCAGAATAACGCGAGAACACACTCGGCGGAGCAGATAAAAAAGCTCCGCTCTTCTTTACGGGAATTCGGCTTTGTGAACCCCGTCCTCATCGACCGCAGCTGCGGCGTTATTGCCGGACACGGCAGAATCATGGCGGCCATGGAGGAAGGCATCACCGAGGTGCCGTGTGTATATGTCGATCACCTCACCGAGGCGCAGAAGAAGGCATATATCCTCGCAGACAACCGTATGGCGCTCGACGCCGGATGGGACGAGGAACTTCTGAGAATAGAATTGGAAGAGCTGGAGGGGATCGGCTTCGACCTAGGTCTTACAGGTTTCGATGAAAAAGAGCTGACGGACTTGTTCGGTAAGGACACCGAGGTTAAAGATGACGATTTCGACGTCGATGCGGAACTGCAAAAACCGACGTTCTCAAAATCCGGAGATATATGGACGCTCGGACGGCACAGGCTTATCTGCGGCGATTCCACAAAAAAGGAGACCTATGATATCCTCGTCGGCGACCATCGCGTCAACCTTGCAGTGACCGATCCTCCGTATAACGTCAATTACGAAGGGTCCGCCGGAAAAATCAAGAACGACAATATGGCGAACGAGAAGTTCTATCAATTCCTCCTGGATGCCTTTATCAACATGGAAAGCCGCATGGCGGATGACGCCAGCATATATGTTTTCCACTCGGACACCGAGGGATTGAATTTCCGCCGAGCCTTTGCCGATGCGGGATTCTATCTCTCCGGTTACTGTATCTGGAAGAAGCAGTCTCTGGTACTCGGACGCTCTCCTTATCAGTGGCAGCACGAGCCGGTGCTGTACGGCTAGAAGAAAAGCGGCAAGCACCAATGGTACACCGGCAGAAAGGAAACCACCATCTGGGAGTTTGACAAGCCGAAGAAAAACGGCGACCATCCCACGATGAAGCCGATACCTCTCATGGCTTATCCTATAATGAACTCCTCGCTTACGAATTCCATCGTCCTCGACCCCTTCGGCGGGAGCGGGTCAACGCTCATCGCCTGTGAGCAGTCCGGTCGTATCTGTTTTACAGCCGAACTCGATGAAAAGTACTGCGATGTGATTGTGAAACGGTACATTGAACAGGTCGGCATGAGTGAGAACGTATCGGTTATCCGGAACGGCGAGACCCTCAGATTTGAGGAGGTTCAGACGGATGGAACTAAATAAGCCTTTAACCCTCGGCAGCCTGTTTGATGGCTCCGGGGGTTTTCCTTTGGGAGGACTTCTTTCCGGTATTCAGCCGGTCTGGGCATCGGAAGTCGAGCCTTTCCCCATACGGGTGACCACAAAACGACTGCCGTTCATAAAGCACTACGGTGATGTCAGTAAAATGAACGGCGGCGAGATCGAGCCGGTGGACATTATCACCTTCGGCAGTCCCTGCCAGGACATGTCCGTTGCCGGTAAGAGAGCGGGATTGGACGGCAGCCGCTCCAACCTTTTTTATGAAGCCGTCCGAATCGTAAAAGAAATGAGGTGCGCGACCGATGGAAAATATCCGAGATGGATCTGCTGGGAGAATGTCCCCGGCGCCTTCTCATCGAATAAGGGGGAAGACTTCAAGGCAGTCCTTGACTCGATCTGCAAAATCAAAGACGAAGCCTGCGATATTCCTGAACATAAGAAGTGGGAATCCGCAGGTGAAATCCTGGGAGATGATTTTTCCATCGCGTGGAGAGTTCTCGATGCGCAGTTTTGGGGAGTCCCCCAACGAAGAAAACGCATCTTCCTTGTCGCGGATTTTGCAGGCCGGAGTGCCGGACAAATACTATTTGAGTCCGAAGGCCTGTCAGGGTATTCTGCGGAGGGCTTCCGTGCGTGGCAAAGAGCTGCCCGCCGTGCTGAAAACGGCACTGACAAGGCAGTCTTCAACTGCGAAATAAGCAGTGTGGTGCTTAATGATCAGGGCGGAGACTGTATGGATGTAACCGACGATGTTACCAGTACGCTTCGTGCGGAAGCGCACCATCCACCCTGCGTTATGGAGTCAGCCGGGTTCTGCACCGAGCATTCGGCGAAGGCCAGGTCGATAGGATACGAGGAGGAGATGTCCCCAACGCTTCGCGCCGGCGTCGTTCCCGCGGCAGTCGCACTGGAAAACCATCCTACCGACAGCCGTATCAGAATCTCTGGTGATAATAAAGTTCAGACACTGACTTCGCGTATGGGAACAGGCGGCAATAATGTACCGCTTCTTATGAAGATAAGATGCGGCTGCGAGGGAGGCGGCAAAGGCGCCCTGATTCAGGAGAGCAAGTCGGCAACGCTGTCCTGTAACAATGACCAGACACTTTTTGAGCCAAAAGCATGGGATGGCGGTGATGTATCTCCCACGCTCACCGCGAACAATGCCGGGGGCAGTCAGCGGATGCCGGATAAGGACAACTTCAACTGCGTAGTTGAGGCTTACGGGATCTGCTCAAAGGACTCTAATTCCATGAAATCGGACAATCCGCACAGCGGTTTTTATAAAGCCGACTCCTCCCGCTGTCTTGACAGGGGCGGCGGAAACCCCACATGCAACCAGGGAGGAATCGCCGTGGTGGAGGGTATCCCGTTTACGCAGAACCAGCGTGACGAAGTCCGCCTTCTTGGTGATAAGAGCGGTGCGTTATGCAGGGCGGCGACGAAGCAGCAAACCTATGTGCTTCAAGGTTCGATGATTGGACGAAAAGACGGGAACGGTCCGCAGGGCGGCGGCGTGAACGAGGACGTCTCATTCACCCTCAACACCGCAGACCGCCACGCGGTTTATGCCATGACCACCGGTTCCTTTGCCAATATCGGCGTGGAGCAGTCGCCCACACTTCTGGCACGGGATTATAAGGATCCGACGTTTATTGCTGAACCTGCCTACGGTATCGGCAGGGACGCCTTCAACCAGGGACAAAATGCTCAGTACAAACCTACTGTCGAGGAGGAACTTCAACCGACCCTGGTGGCGAAAGGACCCGGAGCCGTTGCGAAAGCCGACCCGGAATACGCAGTCCGCCGCCTTACTCCGACCGAATGCGCCAGACTTCAAGGATTCCCGGACTGGTGGTGCGCGAACCTGGAAACAGCTGATCCAACGTACGGGGAGATTGCATTCTGGACGGATGTGTTTGAGACCCACAGGCTGATTTGCGGAACCTCCTCAAAACCGAAATCGCAGAAACAGATATTTGCATGGCTGAAAAACCCGTATTCCGATGCAGCGGAGTACAAAATGTGGGGCAACGGAATCGCTCTCCCGTGCGTATACTTCCTGCTTTCCGGCATTGTGTGGTATGCGCGTAATGAGGTTGGCAAAACCTCCGGATAATTGTGTGATATATATAGCAGAAATAACTGGATATATCCGAACACTGACGGTAATATCACACTACCAAATTGAAGGAGGAATTGCACATGGCGACAATAAAATTCAACGTGGCCGGCGCGGAACGCAAAAGGCTCGTAGGAGCAATCAGCGAAATTACCGGAGCCGAGGGAAAATACCTCGGGATGCCATCGGCAGCATATCAGGTGGACTGCTTCACCATTGACAGGAACGGCGCAGTCAGCTTCGATGACAGAGCCGACAGCGAGGATGTTGATAACCTCTTGGTGCGGCTTGCCGACCAAGGCTTCGAACCTGAGCCCTCGGAAAACAGCACGGTGGGAAACAGCCCTGCTGGGGGCGAACAGTGCTTTGAAGACGGCGAAGACACGGGACTTGCGATATCCCTTCCGCTCGACAAGGTATCCGTCGATAATCTTGCGAAGCTGCTTGATGCCAAAGGAAGTCTCATCAGCAAAGCACTCGGCATCCCGGCAACACCCATCGAAGTAAACGAGGATACGATATCCTTCCCCTGGTTTGACAGAATACCCTGTCCGGATGAGGTAAGCGCCTACAGTCGGTTCATTATTGCACTGTGTGCCATGAGCAAGAAACAGAAACGGATCAACGCCACCGAAAAAGAAGTCGAAAACGAGAAATACGCCTTCCGCTGTTTTCTGCTTCGCCTCGGCTTTATAGGTGAACCCTACAAAAAGGAGCGGAAAATCCTGCTCCGGAATCTGACCGGCTCCTCCGCTTTCAAAGGAGGTGTGAAAGATGCCGTTTCCAAGTAAAGAAATTGTGGAGATGGTACGCAGGCAGTTCCCGAAGGGCTGCCGGGTGGAACTTCTCCGTATGGATGACGCCCAGGCTCCGCCGGTAGGCACGGAAGGAACTGTCATAGGTGTAGACGACACGGCGAGCGTCATGGTGAAATGGGACAACGGCTGCGGTCTGAACGTGGTCTACGGTGAGGATTTCTGCCGCAGAATCCAGAAATAATGCACACAGTTCCACCACGGCAGCGCCTCGAAAAATTGTGTAGTGTATGCCGGTTTATATCACGAATATGACTGGATATATCCGAACACTGACGGTAATATACACACAACCTGCAAACAAGGGAACTTAAGGAGGCCAAGGGTATGTGGAAAGAAGGAAACCTGAAGGTTCATAGTAGCCTTTACCATTATTGGATGAAGGTGTACGAGGAAGGCAGTCAGTTCGGCATCGACGGCGGCAAAGTCAGCAAGCTGATGCTAAAACGTGACGGCAGGATTGTGTGCAACTACGACAGAGGCTGGGACATTGAACCCGCCGACCCCGACACACAGCTGGCGGTCGAAATCCTGCTGCACGGCAGCAACTACTAAGTAAAACAAATAAGCATCAGAGCCGGACGGCTCTTTTGCTCATAGTACGGCAGCTGTTTTGGGTGTCTTTTATTTTGCCCGGAAGGAGGCGGAATCCTTGAGAAAGCTTAAAAAATACAAGCCCACACGGTTTATGGCGGAAGACAGTTATTATGACAAGGATGCCGCCGACCATGCCGTGTGCTTTATAGAAAATTTCTGCTGCCATACTAAAGGCACCTGGGACGGCAAGCCTTTCGAGCTTATCGACTGGCAGGAACAAATTATCCGGGATGTTTTCGGAATCCTTAAACCCAACGGATACCGTCAGTTCAACACGGCATACATCGAGATACCGAAAAAGCAGGGCAAGAGTGAACTTGCGGCGGCAGTCGCGCTGTATCTTCTGTGCGCGGATTTTGAACCCGGCGCCGAGGTATATGGCTGTGCTGCGGATAAAGACCAGGCGCGGATCGTGTTCGATGTGGCGATGGATATGGTAAAACGCTGTCCTCATCTGTTCAGCAAAATGAGCATTCAGGCAAGCTTGAAAACCATGAACTATCTTCCGACCGGCAGCAGATACAAGGCTCTGTCGGCAGACGTGGCAAACAAGCATGGGTTCAATACCCACGGCGTTATCTTTGACGAACTGCATACCCAACCGAACAGAAGACTGTACGATGTCATGCTCCAAGGCAGCGGTGACGCGAGAATGCAGCCGCTGTATTTTCTTATTACAACCGCCGGAAATAATCAGAACAGCATATGCTGGGAGGTGCATCAGAAGGCTCTGGATATTATCGACGGCAGAAAGTATGATCCTACCTTCTACCCGGTGATTTACGGCGCAGCGCAGGAAGACGATTGGGCCGACCCTAAAGTGTGGAAAAAGGCCAACCCTTCCCTAGGTATAACGGTTGGCATAGATAAGGTTAAAGCAGCTTTTGAATCGGCGAGGCAGAATCCCGCCGAGGAGAACAGTTTCCGTCAGTTGCGCTTGAACCAGTGGGTCAAGCAATCTGTACGCTGGATGCCGATGGACAAATGGGATGCCTGCGCTTTTGCGGTTGATCCGGAATCTTTGCGAGGAAGAGTATGCTACGCTGGCCTTGACCTGTCCTCCTCCACAGATATTACAGCGTTCGTTCTGGTATTTCCGCCCGGGGATGAGGATGAAAAATATATTGTACGGCCTTATTTCTGGATACCGGAAGACAACATTGATTTGCGTGTGCGCAGGGACCATGTGAATTACGATGTCTGGAAGAAGCAAGGGTATCTGCAGACTACCGAAGGCAATGTCGTCCATTACGGATTCATAGAAAAGTTCATCGAGGAACTCGGCACCAAATACAACATTCGCGAGATTGCCTTCGACCGCTGGGGTGCTGTACAAATGACACAGAACCTTGAAAACCTCGGTTTCACGGTCGTACCGTTCGGCCAGGGCTTTAAAGACATGAGTCCTCCGACCAAAGAACTGATGAAACTGACACTGGAACAGAAAATTGCCCACGGAGGTCACCCGGTTTTACGGTGGACGATGGATAACATCTACATCCGGACTGACCCTGCCGGAAACATCAAGGCCGATAAAGAAAAATCCACCGAGAAGATCGACGGCGCAGTCGCTACAATTATGGCGCTTGACCGGGCGATTCGCTGTGGAAATGATAGTTCAGCTTCGGTATATGATGATCGCGGACTCATTATCTTTTAATAATTTACCTCTGAGGTTAATTTGAAGATTGACTTTTTCATCTGCTCGTGCTACAATAAATTTACCTCAAAGGTAAATGACAAGGAGAGGTGATGGGTTGCAGATAGAGTACAAAAGCCGTGGACTCGAAAAGGTGTGTACAAACGCTCACGAGGCCGAAAAGAAACACGGGAAAAATATGGCGGCGAAGATACATCAACGAATAGATGAAATAACGGCTGCGGATTCTGTTGAAATGCTGATTCAATATAAAATCGGCGGCTGCCATATACTAAAGGGAGATAGAAAGAAACAATATGCCATGGTCTTAATTCAGCCCTACCGCCTCGTATTTGAGATGAATGGTTCTGAGGTTCAAATTGTCCGTGTCATAGAAATCATTGACTATCATTAAATCTGTGGCACAAGAAGAAGGAGGTAGCACAGATGGTGAGAAGCCGTACAATAATTGCATCACCACCAGGCGCGACCATAAAGGAGCAGCTTGTTGACAGAGGAATGAGCCAGAAGGAGTTTGCTCTTAGAATGGATATGTCTGAAAAGCATATCAGCAGACTTATCAATGGTGAAGTCCAGTTAACCCCTGATATGGCCATGCGTCTTGAGCTGGTGCTTGGGGTTCCTGCACAGTTTTGGAGCCGGCTAGAGTCCGTCTATCGTGAGAAGCTGGCGAAGGCCAACGCTGAGAACGAGATGGACGCAGATATAGAAATAGCTAAGAAATTTCCTTACAAAGAGATGTCTAAAAACGGATGGGTTCCGGAAACAAGCAAATCTACAGAAAAGGTAATCCATCTTCGTAAACACTTTGAAGTGGTTCAGCTTGGTTTGCTCCAAGGCGCTTTAATTCCTGGTATAGCCTGCAGACGCTTAGCTGACCATGAAAAAGCTGATTACGCTTTGTTTGCATGGGCTCAGAAAGCTAAGCTTGAGGCAAGAAAAATTGATACGAAACCAATAGATATAAACAAGCTATCGAATATAATACCGAATATCAGGAAGATGACGCGGGAGAATCCGGAGACGTTTTGCGGTGAATTAGTGGGCACACTTGCTGACTGCGGTATAGCGATTGTTTTTCTTCCGCATATTGGCGGATCATTTCTGCATGGCGCTACATTCTATGACGGAGGAAAAATCGTCATGGGGCTGACTGTGCGAGGTAAAGATGCGGACCGCTTTTGGTTTAGCCTTTTCCATGAAATTGCGCATATTATTTATGGACACATTGGTCAGCCGAATGGTACTTCAGATGCAGATGAGTCTGCTGCGGATGAATTTGCAAAAGAAACACTGATTCCAAGCAAGGAATTCGAGCCGTTTATTGCAAAGAAAGATTTTTCTAAATCATCGATAGTTCAATTTGCTGATGCGGTTGAAATCGATGCTGGCATTGTGGTTGGAAGGCTGCAAAAAGAAGGTTATATCGAATATAGCTGGTACAACGACTTAAAAACCAAATATAAAATTACTGCATAGAACAAAGCTACGCGATTGGAAAGCATCTATTTCAGGATAGGTGCTTTTTTCATGCCCATTTTAAGGAGGAGGATGTCTATGGGAATTCTAAAGGGAATATTCAAGGCCCGTGACAAGCCGCAAAATACGCTCAACAGCAGCTGGTACACATTCTTTTTCGGGACGGCCAGTTCCGGGAAGCCGGTAAACGAAACAACAGCAATGCAGATGACAGCGGTATATTCATGCGTGAGGATACTGTCTGAAACCGTGGCGGGACTTCCGCTCCATGTGTACAAATACAATGACAGCGGAGGCAAGGAGAAAAACCTCAAGCATCCGCTATATAAACTGCTCCATGACGAGCCAAACCCGGAGATGACTTCCTTTGCGTTTAGGGAAACGCTGATGAGCCATCTGTTATTGTGGGGAAATGCATATGCGCAGATTATCCGAAACGCACGAGGAGAGGTTATTGCCCTTTACCCGCTGATGCCCAACAAAATGACAGTCGACCGTGATAAAAACGGCCGGCTTTTTTATTTGTACCAGCAAAATTCGGAGGATGCTCCCGCACAGGGCAAACACGGACAGGTCTACCTTTCCCCGTCTGATGTTCTGCATATCCCCGGTCTTGGCTTTGACGGCCTGGTCGGTTACTCGCCAATAGCAATGGCGAAGAATGCTGTGGGACTTGCGATTGCCACCGAGGAATATGGAGCGAAGTTCTTCGCCAACGGCGCGGCTCCAGGCGGCGTGCTGGAACACCCCGGAACCATCAAAGACCCGCAGAAGGTAAAAGAATCCTGGAACTCGGCGTATCAGGGCAGCAGCAATGCGCACCGGGTGGCTGTCCTTGAAGAAGGCATGAAATACCAGGCTATCGGCATCTCGCCGGAGCAGGCGCAGTTTTTGGAAACCAGGAAATTCCAGATCAATGAGATTGCCCGTATTTTCAGAGTGCCGCCCCATATGCTTGCCGACCTGGAGAAATCATCCTTCAGCAATATCGAACAGCAATCACTGGAGTTTGTGAAATACACCCTCGATCCTTGGGTGGTGCGCTGGGAGCAGACAATGTGCCGGGCGCTGCTTTCATCCAGCGAGAAACCGAATGTGTTTATCAAATTCAATGTTGATGGACTGCTTCGGGGTGATTATGTAAGCCGTATGAGTGGTTACGCTACCGCCCGCCAGAACGGCTGGATGAGCGCCAACGACATACGGGAGCTTGAGAACCTGGATAGAATCCCGGCGGAACTTGGCGGAGACCTGTACCTCATCAACGGTGCAATGACAAAGTTGCAGGATGCCGGCGCGTTTTATGTTGAGTAAGTGATTATGTAGAGTTCTCATAATCAACTTACAGAAACATTATTTTCTAGCGCCTATTTCGGCGTCTTAGCAATAAATACTCAACATAATTTTTTATACTGGTCATGGAGGTGATGTTCTATGAACAGTAACGTTGAGTTCTTAAAACTGATGCGCAGGGCACGGGATCACATGGAAGAAAACGGTTTTACTTCCACATCTGTTACCTGCTATATGCGCACCTGGCGCAGTGTGTATAATTTCGGCCTCAGTAAAGGCAGTACACATTACAGCGCCGAACTTGCTGAGCAGTATATGCTCGAAAAATACCGCGTGTCGATTGGGGAAAGCCAACTGAATGGCGAACAACTTACGCCTTATATGTCTCAGAAAGTGCGAGCCCTCAAAGCGTTAACTGATTTCAAGCTTCATGGATTTGTCCCCAAAATCACACGTGGATTAGGCATTGAATGGCCAGAAGAATATGAAAACATCTGCAAAATGTATCTTGAAGATCTAAAATCATATGGATATGCTGACCCGACTTGGAGAAAGCATGAAATCGATGTATATCGCTTTGTATGTTTTCTCCATACTCGGGATGTTGCTCCCGAAAAAATAGAAGCAGTCAATTTATATGACTACTTCAAAACAATCACTCATTATTCAAAACCAAGTTTAGTAACAATCAGGAGCAGCTTGGTAAGAAGCTTAAAATTCTTCTACGCACAAAGGGTAACCTCCAAAGACTTGTCAGAGTTTGTGCCTCGTATTTATTACTATGCAAAGGCAAAAATAGACAAGGTTTGGAGCGAGGATGAGATAGAACGGATGCTTAATTCCATAGACCGCGCAAACCCAACAGGTAAACGTAACTATGCTATTATGGCAATCGCAGCCAATCTTGGCTTACGTACAGGTGATATCCTGCAGTTGACCATAGAAGATTTTGACTGGAATCGAGGCTGTATCAACATTACGCAGCAGAAGACTGGAGAGCCTCTGACACTTCCTATTCCTGAGCAGATAGGAAAAGCAGTTATCGATTATTGGATGAACGGCAGACCGCAAACCATTGCCAAAGAATTATTTGTCGAGCATGTACTTCCTTATCAGAAACTGACACACGGCATCATCTATCACATGTTTAACAAGTATTATGAAAGCAGTGGTATTGTTGCCCAGGACAATCGACAGCATGGGTTACATTCTTTCCGTCACAGTCTCGCCAGCAGACTTCTGGAAAAAGATACACCTGTGAATGTAATCAGTAATATTTTGGGCCATGTGGATTCCAATACTGCCAAGTCCTATATACAGATCGATATTGAAAAGCTTCGTCAATGCGCATTGGAGGTACCTGATTATGAATAATGATACTGCGTTAAAACCTATACCAGTATCAGAGTTGGAATCGTTTTTTCAGGATTTCCTGGAATTCAAACGAGCTACCGGGTTAAAGTACGTCAGTGAAGAGAGAACGCTTCGATACTTTAGCCGTTATTGTCGGGAGCACTACCCTGATTCTAATGTTCTAGAGGATGCATTATTTAACTGGATCAACGAAAATGACAATAGAAGTCAGAAAACCAAATCCAATCATGCAGGAGTAATGACTGCATGGGCTAAATATATGTTTTCTCTGGGTTATATGCAGATGCGGATTCCTGATATCCGTTGTTCCAGAAACACAGCCTTTGTTCCTCACATTTTTACGGCAGAAGAATTGTCATTGATTTGGAAAGAGGTTGATAATCTCAAACCGGTACGAGGGTGTCCAAATCTACACAGATGCATTCCAGTGCTCTTTCGATTGTTATATAGCTGTGGACTTCGTATTTCAGAAGCATTAGCTATTACCACCGACGATATTAATTTTGAAAACAATGTAATTACTCTGCGTCACGCTAAGCTCGACAAGGATCGCTGGATACCCATGAGTGACACCATGGTACAAGTATTAAAAAAATATGTAGAATATCAGAAGGATAAAATTCCCTCTGATTCCCCCATATTTTATTACCACTCAGGAGAGCTCCTGAAAGCCTCAACTGTTTATGGCCGCTTTCGTCTGACTCTTGAAAAGTGCAGAATTCCCTATGAAGGTAAGCTTCGTGGGCCAAGACTTCACGATTTTCGGCATACATTTGCAGTTACCACAATGAATCGGCTTTCTGATGAAGGAATGGATCTTTACGTTTCACTGCCTATACTTTCTGCATATCTTGGACATGTAGGGCTAGAAACAACGGAAAGATATATTCGACTAACAGAAGATCGCCTTTCAACAATAACGGACAGCATGCAATTACATTTGCCAACAGTATTTCCGGAGGTAAAAGATGATGAAGAAATCTAATTCTGAAACCTTTGGGTACTATCTGAACAAATATCTTACTGTTTATCTGCCGGGACAGAGAGGTCTTTCGACAAACAGCCTTCTCTCTTATAGAGATGTCTTTTCACTTTTTATTGTTTTTCTCAAAACGGAAAAGCGGATCACACCGGAAAAGCTTGATATGTCATTTTTGATAAAGAATCTTATTGTTGAGTTTGCTGAGTGGCTTGAAAACAGTCGCGGCTGCAGCCTGACATCGCGCAATCAGCGCTTTGTTATATTACGAAGCTTCTGTCGATGGCTTGCTACCGAAAACCCTGAATTTCTAAAACTATCCGAGGAAATATATGCCGTTAAGCTTAAAAAAGCAGCAAAACCGGTGATGACATATCTCTCTGCAGATGCAATGGGTTGTTTGTTAAAGCAGCCAGATTCATCAACCAATTATGGGCTCAGAGACCTTACTTTATTAGCATTTACCTATGATACAGGTGCAAGAGTCAGTGAAGTCACTGATCTCAAGTTTAAAGACATCCGGTTTGAAGCCCCGCCTATCGTAAAGATAACTGGCAAAGGCAACAAGGCCCGGATTGTCCCTCTTCTTCCACAGACAATGAACTATCTAAAGGAGTACATTAAACGGTGGAAGATTAACTTATTGGATTCACAGGAACAGTATGTTTTTACCAACCGCTCAGGAGGGAAACTTACTCGTTCTGGAGTCAAATATATCCTGGAAAAGTATGTGGAAGCAGGAAAAACAGAAAATCCTGTGCTATTTCCTGATAAAATATCTCCACATACTCTCAGACATACAAAAGCCATGCACATGCTGCAAGCCGGTAATAACATCGTTTATATCCGTGATGTTTTGGGCCATTCTGATCTGAATACTACTGAACGATACGCCCGAGCTGATACAGCAATGAAAAGAGATGCATTGGCGAAAGCTGAGATTCCTATGCCAGAGCCAGCAGATCTACTGCCAGACTCATCTATTGACCTAAGCGGCCGCAGTGTCGAGGATGATATGGCAAACTGGCTGAAGAACTTCAGCAAAAAATAATGTTGAGTAGTTAAATAGAGTAATCTCTGAAAAGCGCTGATTTACGTCGGTGCTTTTCTTTTACTCTACATAATCACTTACTCAACATAAGCCTGATTATGTGGAGCTCCACATAATGCGTTCGCAGATATCAAAGAAACGGAGGAACCTGAATGAAGAAATTCTGGAACTGGGTGCGGGACGAAGATTCCGGCGCCCGAACACTTTACCTTGACGGCGTGATAGCCGAAGACTCATGGTTTGATGACGATGTCACCCCAAAGGCATTTAAAGCGGAACTTGCCGCCGGAGAGGGTGACATTGTTATTTGGCTCAATTCACCTGGCGGCGACTGCATTGCGGCAAGCCAGATATATGCCATGCTCATGGACTACAAAGGCAAGGTTACCGTAAAAATCGATGGTATTGCGGCATCAGCCGCTTCGGTGATCGCTATGGCGGGAACGACCGTGCTGATGGCTCCGACAGCACTCATGATGGTGCATAATCCTTTTACGGTAGCCATCGGAGACAGCGATGAAATGCAAAAAGCCATCGCCATGCTCTCGGAAGTTAAGGAAAGCATCATCAACGCCTATGAAATAAAAACAGGCCAGTCAAGAGCAAAGCTTTCCCATCTGATGGATGCAGAAACCTGGCTGAATGCCAAAAAAGCCATTGAACTCGGATTTGCCGACAGGATTTTGGAAGACGATAAAAAACGACAGCAGACCGGTGATGTCACCTATGCTTTCAGCCGCAGGGCGGTGACAAACTCGCTGCTGGACAAAGTCAAACCCAAACTCCCAAAACAGAAAACAGGCACACCGATCGAGTCGCTGGAGAAGCGGCTCTCTTTGATTCAACACTAAATTTTAGGAGGAAAATGATATGAGTAAAATTCTTGAACTGCGTGAAAAACGCGCAAAGGCATGGGAAACAGCAAAGGCGTTTCTGGATGCCAAACGTGGATCGGACGGCTTGGTTTCCGCAGAGGACACGGCAGTCTATGACAAAATGGAAGCCGATGTTGTAGCGCTAGGCAATGAAATAGACAGGCTTGAAAAGCAGGAAGCGCTTGACCGCGAACTTTCCAAACCCCTAAACATGCCGCTCACCGGAAAACCTTCTGTACCGGGCATGGAAACCCAAAAAGGCAGAGCATCCGAAGAGTACAGGAAGGCATTCTGGAATGCCATGCGTACCCGTGCCGGAGAAGGTCTCGACCCTGTCATCAGAAATGCGCTGCAGATCGGCACCGACACCGAGGGCGGATATCTTGTACCAGATGAATTTGAGCGCACCCTTGTGGAAGCTCTCGATGATGAGAATATCTTTCGTAGGCTAGCCAACGTGATTACCACCTCTTCCGGGGACCGGAAAATCCCGGTCGTGGCATCCAAGGGCACAGCATCCTGGATTGATGAGGAAGGCGCTATTCCCGAAAGCGACGACAGTTTTGGGCAGGTTTCCATCGGAGCATATAAACTGGGAACGATGATCAAGGTTTCCGAAGAGCTGCTGAACGACAGCGTATTCAACCTCGAAACCTACATCTCAAAAGAGTTCGCAAGGCGTATCGGTAACAAGGAAGAGGAAGCATTTTTCACAGGCGACGGCTCCGGCAAACCGACCGGTATCCTCGCTGCTACCGGCGGAGCGCAGATCGGCGTAACCACGGCGGGCGCTACCGCTATCAACATCGACGAGGTGCTTGATCTCTTCTACTCACTCAAAGCGCCTTATAGAAACAAAGCTGTCTTCGTAATGAATGACTCCACCGTAAAAGCGATCCGCAAGCTGAAGGACGGCAACGGTCAGTACCTCTGGCAGCCTTCATTGCAGGCGGGAACACCGGACACTATTTTGAATCGCCCTCTGTATACATCGGCGTATGTACCCGCCATTGCCGCAGCCGCTAAGACCATCGTTTTCGGTGACTTCGGTTATTACTGGGTAGCCGACCGCCAGGGACGCGTGTTCAAGAGACTCAACGAGTTATACGCCGCCACCGGGCAGGTAGGCTTTGTCGCTACCCAGCGTGTCGACGGCAAGCTCATTCTGCCCGAAGCCGTCAAGGTTCTTCAGCAGAAAGCGTAACGGAGGTGCGATATGAGTTATAACGCAAAGAACTATACCGAGCAAGGCGGCGAAAAAACGGTAATTGGCGGTACGCTGGAAATTAAGGAGGAAGCCTCAGTGACGGGGCTTCCTTCTGCAATAAATCAAGCTGCAAGTACGGCCACTACTGTCGCTGGAGTCAAGGATGATTTCAACAATCTATTGAAAAAACTTAAAGATGCAGGGGTAATGATCCCGGATACATGGAACGTTTCGGTCGCAAAAATTCCTACGCCAACCGGTGAAGATTTAATTAGTAACCAGGGTAAGGTTACCGCGATCACCATTGAAAACGGCGTAATTACCGTTACCGTCCCTGTATCGGAGCTAATCGCTTTTCCAAGTTCTAATCCTGATCAGGGTACGCACAAGTGGATTGGTATGGCCATTACCACAGGACTAGCAGATATTACGGTCATCAAGTATAACGACTATCAACTTACAGCAGAGGATGTTACCGAAGCGACTGCTGCTGGCTGCTCTGCCGGGGATATTGTCATGTGGCTTAAGTGCGATGAGATCGTGACGACTCCAAAGATATTCACGCTTTGGACTTCTGGTTACCCCGAAGCTATCTTTACCGTTGTGATCGTCGAACCAGAAGTTGAATAAGGAAAGGACGGTGGCGGTATGACACTGCTTGAAAAAGTGAAGGCAAATCTTATCCTTGAACATACAGCAGACGATGAGCTTCTGCAGATGTATATTACCGCTGCTGTCAGGTACGCCGAGAGCTATCAGCACCTGCTTGAAAATTTCTACGCTGATAATCAAATGCCGCCTACAACAGAGCAAGCCGTCATTATGCTGTCGTCCCATTTCTATGAATCAAGGGACGGCAGTACGGGCGGCCTTTTTGCGGACAACGTGCAAGCCGGGCAACAGGTATGGCATACGGTCAATCTGCTCCTCAGGTTGGACCGGGATTGGAAGGTGTGACCATGAGTTATGGAAAGATGAATACCTCAATCGACCTTATTGAGAAAGTGACCGTCAAAGATCCAGAGGGCTTTCGAACGGAAGTAGACAATATTGTGGCTTCGGTCAGGGCGTATCGAGAAGGTCGGCACGGCAATGAGAAATGGGCTAATCGGGCCTCGTTCTCTGAAGCCACCGACCTTTTCCGTTTTCGCCGAATTCCTGACGTAAGCATCACAACCGCAATGGCCGTCGTGAACAAAGAAGGGCGTTTTGAAATCACCTCGGTCGAGGATGTCAAAGGACGCGGGATGTACATCGAGGTCCTTGCCAAGGAGATGATATCCAGTGGCTAAGGCAGCGTTTAAAATGCCGGATGAATTTCTCTTAAAGCTGTCCAGACTTGGCGAGAAAACTGATGAAATTATTCCTCTTGTTCTAAAAGCAGGTGGCGAAGTTGTGGAAGAAAAGGTGAAAAGCAACCTGCAAAGTGTCATCGGCAAAGGTACGCAGGAAGAAAGCCGATCCACTGGAGAGCTTGTCTCCGCGCTTGGGGTATCTTCAGCAAGACAGGATAAGGACGGTAATTTCAATGTTAAAGTCGGTTTTTCTGAGCCGCGCGGTGACGGGAAAAGCAATGCTATGATTGCGGGCGTTTTGGAATATGGGAAGCATGGCCAACCGCCAAAGCCTTTTCTGAAGCCTGCAAAATCAGCAAGCAAAAAGGCATGTGTTGATGCGATGGTCACGACGTTTGAAAAGGAGGTAGAAAAAATATGA